AGGAGCCTTCATCGGTAGCTACGGTAAGATCATCGACTACTGGTTTAGCGATCAGGACAAAGACAAAATGTTGGTTCAAAAGATGGACGAGGAAGACGGTACCACACTTTCTAACACAAACGATATGAAAGTAACCAACACTCCTCCAACTCCGTTAATTCCAGACGCGTTTATCGCCGGAGCTTCAGCAGCAAGGGATTTGGCCGTAGTTGAAAACAAGCAAGATCACGAATTGGCCGTTGCTCAACAAAAGCACCAACACGAGATGGAAAAGCTAGAGTTCGAACACCACGAGCACAGACAGTGTCAACACATTTGGGGAGATAGCGATCACGACGGTCACTTAGAGTGTCAAACTTGCGGATTACTAAAAGAATCTTGGGACGATTCCCACTAAACGATAAAAACTAAACGTATGACTTTCAAAGAATGGATCGTAGACCTTTTTAAAGACGAAAGAGGCTCAATATCAATCAAACCAGTAATTGGATTCGTTGGAGCATTATTTTTGTGCGGTACAATGTTGGCCAATAGCTTCTCTGAAGAGCGCTTCAAACCGTCTGCGGATTTGGTAAACGCCGTTATGGTGATTACTGCTGTGGGAATGGGAGCGGATACTTTGGACAAATTCACTGCAAAGAAAAAAGATCAATAATAAAAAGGATATAATATATTACTGTTATGAAAAAGTTAAAAGATAATTTATTTTTATGGTTCGTAAAAGCCGTATTCGCTTGGACCGTAATTGCGCTATCGTTCGACGTGTTTATGATAATTACAAGTTACGTAAACCCTGAATTGGAAACTAAAGTAGGAAACTACCTTGTGTGGAAATTAGACGGAACGTTCAAAGACAGCCCGGACAATATATGGTACAAATCACCAAAAACCAAATAATATGAAAAAGATCATTACAATTTGTGCTTCCTTTATTTTATTTTTGTGGCTAGTTATGTTTATGAGCAGTTGCACTCCGGTTAGAGTAATAGAAACAACTACTACCGACAGCACAGGAAAGCAAATCAAAATCAAGACAAAGTACTATCAAGAAACAGAAGGATACAGCGTACCACAAGCGAGCATCAGTGTAGTAACCACTCCAGTATTCTACGGTGGATTGTACTACCCATTCATTGCTCCAAGAATCGTAGTACCAACTAGATCTTACTATAGACCATCTTACTACAGACCAACATACAGAAGACACTAATATGAAGCAGTTTATTTTTTTCTCAATATTAGTAATATTATTACCGGTATTTAGCTTTTCTCAAACTATTGGATCAACTAAGACCGAAAACTACAAAGCATCTTTCGAAACAAAAGTGGACATCAGCCAGTTCATGGACTACTCTGGTCCTACTATCCCGATTCAAATATTAAAATGCGGTATCGGTGACGAAGTGTACGAGCAGTACCCTGAGTTGAAAGAAAAGAAAGTCGGTCTTGGGGTTGCAAACATTACCATGGAGTACCTTGAGAACTTGAACAGATTCACTTTTACAGAAGACAAGACAGAGATAAAGAACAGAATGGTAAAACAGTTCCAAGCCAGTCAAGCTGGAATCAGTCAAGACAAATTGGACGGTAGAGGCAAAATCAGATTGGCTCACTACTTTGTTGAGATCGAAGTGTACGACTTCTCAGTATCCGACGATGAGCAAGTTAATTTAAAGGACGGTGTCAAAGACAAGGTTGTAACAAGATTGGGTCTTCAGGTTAGATTCACAGACGCAGAGACCGGAGAGATATTCGCGGCTTCTGGTTTGGGCGAAGCAACTACAACAAGAGAGTTAAGTTTGATTAGCGACGCGACAGTAAGCGAGGTTAAGTTCAATCAGTCCACAATAGGTACATCCACAAAAAAAGCGTTAGACATCGCATGTTCTCGAATATTATTAAGAATGGTTAAAAAGGGAATATTCAAAAGTTAACACATGGCAAGCGCATCACCAAAGAAACGACCTATGAGAAGTCATAGATCTGGAGTAAAGAAATTAAAGTTAGTGCAAAAAAATCTCGATATACTAAAAAAATACAAGTAGTCAGTGAAAATATGGAAGCTGTTATTATCAATATTAGTTACGATTTTAATAGCCTCTAAAGCAAACGGCCAGAGTATTGTAAACGTCTACGTAGATCCCTGCGATAACAAGACTTACACTATATTGGTTCCCATATCTTCAAATCAACCAGGAGTTTTAGTGCTTATTAGGAACAAGTCAAGAGTATTCACTTACGCAGACTTCGTTTCCGGCGCAGTAGATTCGTGGATCAAGGGTATATTCTCAACTCCGTGTCCAGTATCCCAACAAGTAACAGCGGTAATAGCTCAACAAGCTGCTGCAGCGGCAACTTCTGCTGCTTCAAGCGCAGCGGCCGCAGCGGCTTCAAGTGCGGCCAGTACCGCAGCATCTTCGGCCGCAAGTTCTGCGGCGTCTTCTTCGGCATCGTCTGCTGCAAGTAGTTCTGCAGGTGCAGCAACGTCTAGCGTAAGCGCGGCTCCATCTACCGGTAGTTCTAGCACAACGACTCAATCTAGCGGAGGTGGAGAATCCTCATCGTCTTCCAGCGGTGGATCTTCTGACAGTAAGAGCAGTGGATCTTCTTCGGAAACCAAGAGCGAATCCAAGTCAGAGGCCAAATCCGAAGAGAAAAAGTCCGAGTCAAAGTCTGAAGAAAAGAAAGAAGAGAAGAAATCCGAGAAAAAGAAGGACGAGAAGAAAAAAGCAGAGAACGTAAACCCAATGATATTCTCCGCTGATCTGAGCGCATCTGAGACGGCTCCCAATAGAAAGTTAGTTCCAACAATGAGCGTAGGAGTGTCAAAGTCCTCGATGACCGGAATGTCCAGCATAGGCATCAATTCTTCCATATTCTTGGACCTAAGCAAAATAGCCGTAGGAGGTAGTTACACCCAAAATCAGATGAACTCAAGGGGACAGTTGGAAGCCCTACACAATTTCGGTCTTACTTACTTTACCGACTTCAAAAATCACATGGTATTCCCTGCCTATACGTACATTCAACCCTTGGGCAAACTTATCGCTGGGTACAACCTGAGCGCTAACAGCTCGTTCGTTCAAGGAGGATCGTTCAATCTATCGCCTTCCATAATCAGCTTCGCCATGTATCCCTTACAGCTTGGCAGGAAGACTATAACTCCTGACTTATTCATGATCTCTGCGCCGTGGTCCTACGCGCCGAATACGGGTCAACAAACCAGAAACAGGGACCTAACTTTTTTGACCGGCTTTTCTACTGACTTTAAAATCACCAGGAAGTTTAAGGTGAACTTCAGTTTTAAAACTATGGTGAGCACAACTGGCTCGACCCCAATGAGATCTTTCATGATCGGTAGCAAGTTAAATTTATAAGCGGTACCAAAAACTTTTATTTCTCTATCTTGCCTGGTTAGGGTATATTTGTATCCTATCATTCAATAATCAATAAAACAGAAAACAACCATGAAAAAAATCATGATCGCTTTCTCAACAGCTTTAGTATTAGCTGCTTGCGGAACAGGAAACACAGCTGCTACAACAACTGCAGATTCTACAAAAACAACCGTTGATTCTACAAAAGCTACAGTAGATACGACTGCTAAACAAGACACTTCTTTTTACAAGAAAGAGAACGCTGAAAGAAAGGCAGAATGGGGCGTTAAGTAATTAAAAGATCGCGTCAGGAAAAGGCCTGTAACACTACGGAAACCGAAACGTGTTTAATTTTAAATTACTAGTTATGTATATGAGAGTAAAGTGTATCAAAGCAGACGATACTAACATTTTGGTAGAAGACGCGTTGTACACAGTAGACGCAGTAACCACGAAAGGCAATTATCTTTTATTAGAAGTGGCTCCACCTCAAGGTTTTAATTGCTTTGATAAAAACAGATTTCAAATATTAGAAATTTGGGACGAGTTACCATCCCTATTCGAATTTGATCAAGAAGAACTAGATCGAATTTTCTCATAATTCGTATATTTATAAACTCACATGGGGATGCTTTGGAATTGATTCACAATTCGGAGGTAATACCACACGCAGAGATAAGTACTGTATCTCTTTAAACTACGTACAAACAATAACCGTAGAATTATCTACTATGACCTTCGCAGACTTAATGTCTTTCGTAGGCGCGGATTTAGCTGTAGCAGCCTAGTCCACAAGGGGCAGCTGATAGCCTTGCAACAGAACAGCAAACGTTTTTCTAGTTCGGTGTAAAAACTAGTGCCCCGCTATAGTCTCAGTATTATAGCTCTGTTTTCTTTGTTATGTCAAAACAAAGTGGTGGTAAAGTACCTTAAAACCGTACGACCCCTACTAATCAGATAGAATAAGTACCCGTACCGCTAACGTAGGGCTAAGTAAGATGCAATTCCGTACCGCGGGGAGTAGAATGCTTATTACGTCAGATTAACTCTTGCTTCTGTGTACAGAATAGCTAAGCGTGTGAGACGTTGGTATTATTGTTCATTGTGAAGACGCGGCTTCGACGCCGCCATCTCCACCACACTTTCCATCCTCTACACATATTTATAATAAAGTAGAGGATGAGTAAAGTAAATTTAAAATGCGGAAACTGTGGAATTGACTTCGGTTATCATAAACCAGAATACAATAGACAGATCAAAAAAGGCAGAACCACATTTTATTGTTCTTTAAAGTGCGCTAGTAAAAGAAAGCCTAATATAGAGCACTTGAGAAATATATCAAAACCTTATTTTTTCAAGGGAGGAGAAAATAAGATATTGACAGAGGAAGGTTTTATTAGAGCATCTATGAAAGAATTTTTACGTAGAATTAAGAATAGAGCGAAAAATAAACCTGAAAGATTCGGAAATTATGATATAACGCTAGAAGATCTCATAGAAATATGGAATGCGCAATTTGGACAATGCGTGTACACTAAATCAAAACTAGTGTTACCTAAATTTCCAGAATATAGTAAAGCAAATTCCAACTATAAAGCTTCTATAGATAGAATCGATTCTTCTAAAGGATACATAAAAGGTAATATACAGTTTATCAGTGATATGATGAATCAGTTTAAGTCTAATTCATCTAAAGAAGAGGTAGAAGAATTTATAACAATAGTAAGATCTACAAATTAAGGCTATGAAACAAGTATTAGTTTTGGGCGCAGGTGGCTTCATAGGAGGTCATTTGGCCAAGAGGTTGAAAGAGGAAGGACACTACGTTCGTGCTGTCGACATTAAACGTCACGAGTACTTTACAGAGCAAGAAATGTGCGACGAGTTTATTTTAGGAGACCTAAGAGATCCTAAATTCGTTAAGGACGTAATGATCGCACCTACTTTGAGCTTTGACGAAGTGTATCAGTTGGCCGCAGACATGGGTGGAGCTGGATACATTTTTACTGGGAACAACGACGCTAACGTAATGCACAACTCTGCCCTGATTAATTTGAACGTGGCTTACGAAGCCGCTCTACAAAAGGCCAAGAGAGTGTTCTATAGCTCGTCCGCTTGTATGTATCCAGAGCACAATCAACTGGACGTAAACAATCCCAACTGCGAAGAGTCCTCTGCTTACCCAGCGAACCCTGACTCTGAGTACGGATGGGAAAAATTGTTCAGCGAAAGATTGTTCTTGGCTTTTTCTCGCAAT